ACCTGCTTCGAGGGTGATGGATGAACAGTTAAGTGAAATGTTGTTGGCTCCGATGGTGATCTGTCCTGAGCCTTGGTAAACGATTGCCATGATGTTTTTCCTTTGTTAGTTAGCGGGTCGCTGTAAGTTTGATAGTGAGGTCGTAACAGGGGAGGTCTTGCGACCCGATTGTTGCGATGGATGGTTGGCCCGAGATGACTGCAATGTCTGACCCGAGGATTGTGTCGCAAATTTCAAGAATGTAGTTGCTTGAGTCTTGGTTGCCGGGTGGCGCACCGAGGATTCGAATGGTGATGGTGACGTCTGAAACTTTGGATGAAGGGTTCGCACCGTACGATTCAAACGACGGCAACTCAATAAAGACGGTGAGCGGTCGTGCGTTGCGTGGGTCGGTGACAGGCTTAAGCCCGAGGGCTGTAAGCGATGCAGCAACATGGTCAATCGCGTCCGTAAAAATGCCAGCCATGTTAAGCGCACTGCGATCTCTTAACGCCAAGCAACTGGTTGACGCGACCCAATGTCATTAACGGCGGGCCGCTCATGTCTTGGAAGGATGCGTAACTGTCTCCAGTTGTGCCTCTTTCACGGTAAAGCCCAGCCGCATAAAGCGTGGTTCCTAATAGCACTGAGCCATCGGGGACGGTCGTGAGGCTGTCGTGGTAACCCGCTTGCACTCGACGCTTAAAGCACCAAGCGTTAGCGGCCGCAATGCAAGTTGTTAAGAATGCTGTGTCGTTGGCGGTTGCGCCGTCAATGCCAAGAAATTCTTCAACGGGCGCAATTGTTGATAGCCAACTGCACGTCTGGGTCCATGTCACTGTTCCTGTTGCTGCAGAGCGCGAATAGTCATCAAAGTTTGATTTGACAAGTATTTGGTTCGTGATGGTGAAGTCATAATTAAATTCAAAATCGCCTTGCTGAGTGACACCAACAAAATTAAAAGTAGGAATCGCTTGGACGATATAAGTCGCATTGAAATCGTTTCCTACCCCGGCAACAACAATCGTCTGACCGATCGTGATGTCTGTCGACTCTAGGGTCTGGATCACGGCGTAGTCGTCTACACGCTGAGCGTGCGTTACGGTGAATACGGCCATGATCCAGTTCCCTTGTCAGTCGTTCAGTTTGCTCAGTAACTCGAAGCCTTGACAAACTTGTCGGCGTCAATCATCAGCGTGGCAAAGTAGCCTCGGAAGGCCAGTGTGGTGCTGAGGGTTGATGGTGCCAACACTGAGACACTTCCGCGCTGAGTTTCAAAGATTTCGAAGCCACTGGTGTCGCCCAAGATCAGAGTGTTTGCGGGGAAGTTGCGGTCGCGCACAACTCGACATCCGAACGCTGTGCCGGTATCGCTTGTTACTGCGATTGCACCGAACGCATTTTGTGCGTTCAGGTTCGGGAACAACGGTCGTGCGTTCAAGTCTGACAATGCGATGAGATCGCCGAATACGTCGGCAGAGCAGAACAGAGTGTTCGGGTTGTTGCCGTTAGATGCGGTGAGGATCGTGCTACTTGCTGCACCAATCCAAGCAAGCCAGTCGGCTGCGAGGGTTGGGTCGCCAAACGCCTGCGTGGTGGTTGCACCAGCAAGGAGGTCGGTACAAGCAACATCGTCGGTCTCGTTCATGTAGATACGGGCCATGTCATCAAGCAATGCGTTGAGCATTGAAGGATCGGACCACGAGATGATCTGTTCGGAAATTTCCACGTATCCGCCGTAGGTGCCCTTGGTGACAGTTTCGGAACTGATCACAAAAGTTGATGCTGTGAGCGTGGTGTTGTCAGGTGACTGTGCGCCGACTGAGTTGTGAGTCGTAACTTTCGGTCGAATGAAAGTCTGACCAGATGCGGGCATCGATCTTGCGCCAACAGCATCCACGACAGGACGCATACCGATGAAATTGTTATAGACGCCGCCGACGATGATCTCGGGCAAAACGCCCGGGCCGTCAGCGAGGCTCACGTCTGGAGCTGAAGCCTGAAGTACCTCGTGGAAGGCTTTCCACTTGTCGCCGCCTGCAACTGCGGCAGCGATGTATTCGCCAGCAGTAGGGATTTTTACTTCGCGCTTAGCGGTTGCATAGATTGGTTGAGTCGCGATTGCGGCTTCAACGGTTGTGGGTTCTGACATAATTTCATCCTCCTCGGATGGTGTTGGTGGGGTTGTTTCTGTTGGGATTTCGTCGGGTTCGGGTTCGTCGTCTGCTTGGGCGGCGATGTCACGAATTTCTGCTCCGCTGAACGCTGGCACTGCGACCAAACTGAGTTCAACAAGATTGGCTTTTGTTACTACGGTCGCTTTGAGTTCTTTGTCGTAATGCGACTCAATGACGTCGGCTCCGACTGACACCGCATCGTACGCGCCCGAGCGAATCAGCTCAACGGCGTCCGCACTGGCTCGAGTGCGGGCGAAGGTTGCAGTGAAGCCGAGACCTTCGTCCATGTCGGCGAGAGCGTTTACGGTGCCGCGTAACTGTGTGAGGTCGTGGCCCTCAATTAGTTTGGCGGCTTTTTGGTTCACATCAAAAGCACCTCGCTGGAAAGCGACACGCTGACCGTTAGAAACGGTTGCGGTCACCGGGGCCCACGGGACTGCAATACCAGAGATAGACGCAGGCGCGTCCTGATCTGATTTTGCAAAGTCCAAAGTAGGAAGGTCTGAGATCATTCTGATCATGAGTATTCGTCCTCGCGTGTTCGTGCGTTGAAATCGGCTTCGCGTTCAACATTTGCTAAATCGTTTTCTGCAAGATAGTCCGAGACATCAAATTTGACGTAGCGTCCGCGAGGCAAAATTTGGTTCATGCTTAACGTCTGCTCAATGCAGTCAAGATATTGTTTGCTGCCTAGTAAATAAAGATCTTGGCGCGCCTGTTGTGCGTTTTGGTATGTGTACCCGCCAACGGCGATTCCTAGTAAATACGCAGGGACCCCCGTGGTTCGTGAAAGTTCAAGTGCTTGGAATTGACGCGACTCAACAAGTTGCAACTTGTTTGGATCGGCAGAGAATTCTTTGAATGTCACCACAGAGTTAAGTGCGCCAATGGCACCTACCTGTCGAGCGTTGCGCCAAGCGGCCGCAAGTTCTGACAAGTCCTCGGCGGACATTGGTTCAGATGCGTCGGTCTGCTGAAGCCACCCGGCTGCAATCTCATTAACTGCAAAACGGTCGGCGGCCTGCTGCAATTTGAGTGCGGTACTGATTGCGCGGTTGCCCGTATAGAGCAAGCCTTGTGTCGGTGCCAAGAACTGCACGACGTCATCAGTGTTCAGCATGACGCCGTTAAACATGATTTGATCGGACGGTCCGAATCGTTGCGCAGTCTGCTGGTCACCCAAAGTAATCATGGCGGCGGGTAGCCACTGAAACGAAAGCGGACGGCCCGTTGCCTGCGACCGTGAGGTCACATACCAGAAACCTGAACCCCACAAAATGAGGTCCGTGACAAGTTGCGAGAACAGGAAGTTTCGAGTCACGCGAGGATCAGGCTGATCCATCCACGATTCGTTTTCAAGGTACAGCTCCTCGTATTCGGAGCCAGTCCACTGAGTGGTGTAGTGCTTTAATTCTAAGCAACCAACCATGGACGCGATCATCTGAATGGATCGCGCCACGGTTGGCACTGATAGCGCGAGTTCCTGCGACGCCCCGACGGAGTACGAGTAAAACGCGCCAACTTGGTTGGCTGAACCAGCCGCGGCCTGAACAGGGGCAGAGGCAAACGCAGGGGTGGCGTTCACTTTTTTGTTGCCGAACAGTGCCATACCTTGCGATTCTTTCACAAAATTTTGGGCGTGTTAAGTACCCTCAGCCAAAAGCGAAAGCGACCTTATTTGACCTAACAGGTTTTGACGCAAGCATGATGCCCCAGACGGCACAACGCGCTAACTCAATTGGTCCGGGTGACTTCTGCGAACTCAAAACTATGGACCCGCCCGTCCTGACGGCTACCGCTCGGGCAAGATGTTCGGCCAATGCGATATCGCCAGTGTGGTTGACGCGATCCTCCACAATCATTGCTCGACAAGCTGCAGTCCATTTCATTAGTTCGGCGTAGCCGACAATTTGCATTCGACGTCGCAAGTCTGGGGGGCAGTGAATTTCTAGTGATGGGGTGACCGCTAGTTTTACGGTTTGGTCGTGCATGATCCGCACAACTTCCTCCCACATTTGTGCAGCCGACTCCACCACGAACGCAACCGACACGATCACGCGACCGTCATCAAAAGCGGTTGACACGCCAACATAACGCGAGTCATCAACCGATGAGTCAATGGTGAGCCACTGGGTTGGCGGTGCTGGCTTGTCGGATTTTCGGTCGTTCCATAGGTTGATCGGCAAATAGGAATTTGTGGAATCTACCCACAGATTCAAATGGCCACGAATAAACGCTTGACGGTTCGGTGAATCGTAAGCCAACTCCAAAGCCTTAGCCGTAATTGTCGTCCCCAACGCTGGGTTCGCCCATCCCCAATGCGACCGATCCTCCAAACTCACACCGGGTGGCAGTGACCACTCAGCAAAATAGAGTGCCGTCGGTTGGCCCGAGTCAATCGCCGCGATGCCCTGCTCTCGAAGTTGCAACAACACTGTTGAGCCCTGATCGCCAGCAGTTGAGAACATCATCATCATCGGATTTTTGACTGCGATCTGTGAAGGCCGTAAAGCCGTAAACACTACGTCGGGACCGATGTCCCAAACTTCGTCCACCAGCAGAACTGAGGCGGTCATACCGTGAGCGTGAGCGGACGCCGCAACAACTGAGATGCTTGAGCCGTCAGGGAAATTGATCCGCTCGTCACCGTTCTGCCAGCGAACCTTGCAATCAAAGTTTTCAAGGTCGCGAACAACATCACGAAACAAGGCCATGCTTCGACGCTTTTGGTTGGCCACAATCACAATCGTCTGAGGCTCGCGCCGAGCAGCTGCATACTCGGTTGCCATAAACCCTGCAACCGCACGCATCACCAAACTCTTACCGTTCTGACGGGCCGTTGAGATACACGCTTCACGAAACACAAAGTCACCGTTGGCATCCACAGTCAAAGCGTCATTGACAATGCGCTGTTGCCACTCCATGAGATCAATGTTGAGGACGCGCTTCGCCCACGCAGTTAGGGCTGGACCAAACGAATCACCCGGCGGAACAGGCGTCACCAACCTCGGCTCGATACGGCCAGATATGACTGAACTACCGCTGGTTCGGGCTGGTTCGAGCTGGTTCGGGCTAGTTGAGGGTATTTCTAAGTGGGGGCTCGGGGTGGACTCTTTGTCTAAAAAAGAAATCGGTTGTTCCGTTTTTCTTTTTTCGGATGGTTTGGTCGTTGCGTTGGTTGCGTTGTTGCGGTTTTGGATTCGAGCGGCCGTCTTACGGTTGACGTATGTTGCACCTCTGCTGGCGTTGCAGCTGGCGCATGATCCGACGATGTTGGTTCTGTCGTATGGGTCTATGCCGGCGTCGACTTCAATAACGTGGTCGGCTTGTGTGGAGGGTTTTCGCCTGCACCAGTGGCAGACGGGTTCGTCTTGGATGACTTGAGCTCGTAGTTGTTTCCATTGTTTGGTTCCGTAGATGGGGTTGCCACTCATGTCAAGAGCATAGGTCAAGAGATACTGACGCCCACGCCGAGAAGGGCACTCGACGCGGTTGTCGTCGTTTGTCATGGGTTACGCGTGTGGTTTGTGTCCCCCACTATTTAGGGCAAGTAGCCCATGGGAGCCTGTCTATTTGTGTTCGGTGGACAACCATTCGCAATGTACGTTTGAACGCTGATCGCTCACAATGCGTGAGCGTCTACCCTCGTTGCCGAGTGTTCCCAGAGCAGGGGTCAGATTCCTGCAAGGGCTAGTGAACGCCTCTGTGCGTTCTGATGGTGTCAGTAGTGATGGGAGGCTAGACGCGCTCCCGTGTGGATATCAAGCAGGGTCAAAGGTTGGGTGTTTGTGGGATTCGAGCGCGACCCATTGTCCGTTGATGTTCATCTCGGCAAACTTGATCTTTTCGGGTGTGTAGAAGTTGCCGTTAATTGTCAGATAAGTAACTTTCTCGTCTTGTATACCAATCGCAAACACTGGGGTTTTGAATGACCATTCGTCGCTTCCTGTTGTAATCCGTATCGGGTTGATTGGTTGCATAAACTCAGTCATTGTTTGGTTTCCTTGCTAGTCGGTCGCTTATTTTTTCTAGGTCTTTGGGCCGCCAGACGTGGACTTCCTCGCCTGAGTCCTCGAGCGCGTTGATCCAGTCCCATTGCAAGTTACTGACGACACCTTTAGCACCTTTCAGTTCTACAAAGATAGTGCCACGAAATGGGTGGGTCATTACTAGGTCGGGGAAGCCTTGGTTGCCTGTGTTGGGTGTGATCCACTTACCCGGTCGGACTAGGGCTGGGTGTGTGTGCATGACTCGCCAACCATGCAATTTAGCCAATGTGATAACGCTCTTTTGGAAGTCGGCTTCTAATATTTCAGCCACCGTTCATTAGCCGATCAATGATTTGTGAGGCTTCACGCTTTGTTGATGGTGCTTGACCCTCATAGTTTTTGGCTCGAAGCATTGCCATTTGCTTGGCGGTCGGCGGTTCACCAACAGACCCTAATGTTTGGGTGCGTGGTTGTTCAGCTGGTGGCGCGTTAGGTGTTGTTTGTGGCTCTTGACCTTGGCGATACACCTTGACCATTTCCTCAAGGCTGGCACGCTTGTTGGAGCCTTGATATTGATAATTAGCAAGTGCCCGTCCCACGCAACTTGTTTCTGTATTTTCCATTGCACTCGTTTTATTAACCATAGATGAGCCTCGGACTTCCTCAGCAAACCCTGTCGTCGTTGGTACTGGGTCAGCAATGTCGGCATATAAGGACGCTTTCATGACGATTCGAGTGCCGTCGTCCACAATGATTTCGGTGACGATGCGTCCCTTGGGGCAGTCTTTCCAAAACAGTGGTAAGCGTTCTTGTACTGATGCGTAGTCGGCTGGGTTGAAACTCATGACTTAACCCTTTTGCCTTTAAGAGTATTTGAACCAACGGGATTATTTCGTTGATCGTATTGAGTGTGCTTAGAACGTTTGCGTGATGTTGTTAATTGGTTGATTGATATTCCTGATCTCATGTTTCCATATCCTTTTGGTGTCGGGCCTGTGCAGGCGTTTGATTCTTGAGATTGTTGACGACTCGAATCATGGAGACACAGCGAGCAGTTTCCTCTACTGTCATGCCTTGAAAGCCAAACTCCTCAGCGCATTTGAGACAGATCCCGCGTAACTCTGTGCGCATACGCATATCAGCCGAATTGAAACCACACGCACAAATGTTGCAGTTCATCGGAAACCTCCAAGCCTCATAGCCACGATCGCATCTTGAGTTGACCGGGTCAGGTTGGAAAGATAGATGCCGTTTTCCTCAGCGACATAAGCCAACTCAAAAAGGGCTTTACGCAACATTTCAATGTCGCTTTTTTGCGCCTCTAATTGCCACGTGGCTGCTTTCATAGCAATCTCAGCCTTGGCGATTGCGGCGGTCATATCCGATAACTGTTGGTTCATAGTCGGGGCTCCTTGACTTGTCGGTATTTGCCGTCACGGTATACCAGCGGTGTGGCAACGATTTGATCGGATTGTAGTTTGCGGCGTTCTTTCCATGTGAGACC